CTGGGTTCGGTGAGCGATTTTACGATGGGGGGAATTCCGCGGACTACCGTTCCGTAGGCGGCGAGGGCGCCCATGGGCGGGTTCGATGCGCTGACGGTGTTCGCCGTGGTCTTGGCCACGGGGTTGATATTGATATTGAGCGAGCCTCCGCCCAGGAACTCCGGGCGCTGCTGTCTCGCGTCCGGCGATGTCACGCCGAAATGTGCGAGGATTTGCTCGGGATACCGGGTGCCGCCTCTCGCGTCTCGTTCGTAGAGCCTTTGGACCTGGAAGGCGGTTCGGATTTGGTTGATGGTTGCCGCCGTGGCTGCTCCGAGGTCGGCCAGGCCTTCGAGCGCCGGGGCGACCCACTCGAGCGATCCGGTTCCGGATCCTCCGCTTCCTTGGAACGTCACTTCCGCGCCGCTTGAGGTCGACGATCTGGCCAATACGCCCGCCGAGCTCCCGCCGTCGAGGAAGGTCGGCGTGCCGGTGCCCGTGATCGTCACGGGGGCGCTGGTTCCGAGCGGCAGGGTGACTGCGGTGCCTTTTTGCGGCCACGGGAGCGCCCCGGTGAAATAATCCTTTCGCTTTCCCCGGCGGCGGAGCGGGTAGTCCGCTTCCGCGTCCGGTCCGGCGTCCATATTGATGACGGGCGAATCTTGGAGGTTTTCGTCGCGAAAAAAATCCTTCCATACCAGGTTATACATTCGGAAGGGTCCCGCTCGGACGCTGAGCGTCGCGTCGTTCGTTGCGTCGCTGTGCTGGGGCGGGATTCCGAAATAGTCCGCTAGGCCGCCGCGCGCGAAGCCTCCGGCGGGGCTGGTTACGACCGGAAGAATGTAACTGGTCGAGTCGTCCGGGTTGTCCTGTTCCCCCATCATGCGTTTGAAATCCGAGAACAGGAGGCGCTCACTGCACGCGAACCACATGACGTCTAAATATAGGTTGTCCATCAGCGGATAAATGGGGGTCGCCATCCGACCGAACAGAGTCGCCGTGAGTTTGACGGTATCGCCGGGCAGCATCTCGTCAATGAAGAACGGGATGAGGTATCCGGCATCGAACGTGGTCTTCACGTTGTGCGTCCGTCGGAAACTCGAGCGGGGGATCTCGGCGCGCGGCACCACGTTGAATGCGTGGGTCTTCTCGTTCGGTCGGCTGGCGGTTGTTCTCATGTTAGTTGGTGCCTTCCATTTGGGCTTTGAGGACCCACACGTCTGCGACGTGCGTGGGTCCGGTTGGATTGAGCTTCCCGGTTATCGGGTCCCAGCTTCCAAGGTGGAATAGCTGATAGTCGCTTGCGTGTCGATAGAGCTGATGCGCCTGGTCGCTGATTGCCGATTCGACGGCTCGGATGGCCGTCGCGTGGTTTCGCTCTGCGAAAAACGGCATATAATACTTTGCCTTGCTATCGTAGATCGCGTAGATTTCGTTCATTCTCCCATTCCTTCGCTGTGTGCTTCGATGAATTCTTTTCGGAGCTGGTCGACGATCTTGTGTTGCTCTCGTACATCTTTCGCCGCCTTCTTTGCTGCGGCGTCCATGTTGGAGAGTTTGTTTTGTTCGACAGTAAGTTGCATTCGCATTCGCTTGAGTTCTTCGTTGGTCTTTTTGGCCATTTTGGGCCCTCCTTTTCCGTTAGGTGTATAATACTCCCTCCGTTTTTAATTTCAATACTTTTTTTAGCCTGTTTTTCTTTTTTCTTTTCTTTGTCCTTGTCCTTTCTTAACGTGCTTTTGTTTGTTGCGTCAGCCTGTAGTTTACTAGCTGTGCTTTCGGTTCTGGTAGAGGGGGTTCAGGGGAGGGCTGCGCCCTCCCCGATTGGAGGAGGCAGGCGTTATGTCATCCCTGCCGTTTTTGAGTATTATTTTTATTTCTTTGCAGCTTTTGGCTGGATGGCTCGTGTAACGATGCAAGATTAGCCACTTGTGGGGGGCTGGGGGTGCTCCCCCAGTTTGAGCTTAGTCGTCGAGTTTTCGCGCTGCGCGCAATTTGAGGCGCGCCTTCGTAATCTGCGCTTGCGCTTTCCTCATTACAAAGCCATTCCTGTATGCGTTTTTCTTAGCGGCCTCGCGGCGCTTGGCTTTGATTTCGTCCCATTCTTTTTGGTCCCATTCCTTGAGTTTTTTCAGGTAGTATCTGGGCGTCGGTTTTTCTTTGCCGTCAACCACGACGTGGTCGCTAGGGAATACGTCAGTTCGATATTTTTTGAGCCATGTTTCCCCGATTCCCGGCTTGAGGGACATACTCCAGGTTTCTTCGGCTGCTTGCCAGGTTTCGCCGGTAAAGGGATCCACCCGTTCATATTTTTTCTCCCTTCGTTCGGTCGCTTCTGTGCTCGAGCCCATCACCTTTTTGATTGCGTAGCGACATACATAGTTCGCGGCTTCCGTCGTCAGGTCTTGAATATCGTGGAAACCATAAGGCCAGAGCTTTTGCAATGTGTGTGAGCGGTACGATTTTCGTCCGCTTATGGGGTCTTCTTTCCATATCGCTCGGTCGTCCTCGAAGTTTTGGCCGAATATTAGTGCGTGGTAGTGTGGCCTGAGATTTTGCTCTCCGTATTCTCCGACGTGGATGAATCGGAAAGGTCCGACGGTCTTTCGCATTCTGTGGGCGAAGTTTCGCCATACGGCCTGGTCGAGGCTCCACGATTGTGGCATGTGCTCCGGCTCGTAGGTAAGCGTGATAAACGCGTTTTTTTTGTGCATTTGGGCTTCATGCATTGCACGGATAGCCCATTCCTGTGCTTTTGCGATGCGGCAGTCATCGCATTGGCCGCACGCGACCTCCTCGCGGTTCTTGAATCCGTCCGGGGTTCTGTGGAAGGTGATCCTTCCGTCCTTCGTCCGGTATCCGCCGAGGGGCCGCGTGCATGCCATTTAGAGGCGCCATCCGCCTCGCTGCGGGAGCTTGGGCAGATTCGCGTTGTGGATTCGCGTGCCCTGCTTGAAGTTGCGCCTGGAGGCGCTCGAGCTCAGCTTCTTTCGGTTCATTTTGCCGCCCTTTCAAGGGTTGGGGTTGGTTCCAATTACTCTTTCTTGTTGGTAATTGGTCTAGGTGGGATAAGGCCTTCTTAGCCCACCTTTGGAGTGGTGTTCTTCACGAGGGTTTCTAGCAGAGTTTCGACCGCCGGTTTCGCGGTCGGTTCTTTCACGGGCAGCCCCGCGTTCTTGAGCGCTTTGACCTGGTCTTCGTCGGTGAGCATTCGGAGGAATACCACCGGGTCGTTGTGTGCCATTGCGCGCACGTCAGCGGGTAGCGTATTGAATTCGTCGACGGCTTTATTCCAGGTGTTTTTTGCTTCGATCAGGTCCACGACTGCTGTGTTGTCCTGGTAGCGGGGTTCCACGGGGTTGACCTTTGCAAAGGCGCCGGTGGTGCCGTAGTTCGCAACGATAATATTGATGTCGGCTGCGTCCTTGTCGGCCTGCTTGGTCAGCATTTTTCCGCCGCCCTTGGTCTTGTGGCGATCGCTCCATTCGCGTTCCGTAATATCCATGTGGTTCATTTAGCGTACTCCCGTTGCCTTGGACGTGCCCTGAATCGCTTCGCTCCATGCGTTGATTCGTCGGAGGATTCGTCCTTCGGTGCCTTCGTAGATTGCGGCTTCCTGCCCGCCCTTCACGTTTTCTTGCTTGCGCTTGACAACCTCTTGCGCGGTTGCGGCGGTTTCCATTTGGTATTTTTCAGTGAGGGAATCGAGGTTTCGGGTACCTGCCTCTGTGTTGGCTGCGCTCGCTCGTGCGGCGTTTGTTTGTTCGGCGATCAGGAAGCGTTTGAGGTCTTCTACTTCTGATTGTCGGTCTTTGAGCCGTCGCTCGGATTTGCCCGTTTCTTCTGCGGTGTTGGCTTGTTTGTTCGCGGCCACGGCGGTGCCCACTCCGCCGGGTGCGCCGCTGGCTACGCCTCCGCTCATCATCCCTGCGCTGTGTCCGGGTGTCGCGCCGACTGCGAGCATCGGATTGAGGCCTGCTTCCTTCATGCTGAACACCATATCTTGGTATTCGCGGCGACGTAGGTGTCGCACTTGCGAGGCGTAATCGTCTCGCATTTTTCGGAAGATGCCGTAATTCATTCCGCCGCCGGCGAAATCCGGCAATTGCGGGATGAGGCTGAGGAACCCTGCGCCCATTATTGTGTCCCTCCGGTGAATCCCGCGATTGCGGCGATGAGGACTCTCACGAGTTCAAGAATCCAATTTCTGGTTTTTTGGTTCATTGTCGTACCTGTGGTCTTCGTTGAGTAGGTCTGCCAGAACGTCTGCGACCATTCGCCAATCTTGGTCGCGGATTGCTTCCGCGAGTTCGAGCGCGATTCTTTGGTATCCGGGTAACATTACAGGTGGTCAATCAGGCCGGGTACGCTGTACGTCGGCATCGGGCGCGTGTGGATGTATTCGACGTGGCCATCGAGAATGAAATGGTTTTCATCCTGGGCAGCGATCACCCTCGCCATTGGCGGCGTTTCTTGGATGAACTCGTCGTTCAGCAGAGGCCTTTCCTCGAAGTATTGCGCCAGGTGCCATGCGTCCAGCGGAATTGGGTGCGTGCTTCGCAGGGTTCCCGTGATCAAGCTCGGCTTGTACCGCATTTCCGCCCAGCGCTCCTGGTATCCCCACACGGTTTCGTCGTCTGCGGTGCCGTCGATGTAGATTTCTTTGCTGAGCACCGCCTGCTCGCCCAAGTGGGCGAGGGCCGGCCAGTAGAAGTCCACCTTGGTGCTTCGGCTCCACATGCGATTCAGGCCCTGCTGGTAGTTGAGGTCGGCGCGTACCATCATCAGGCCCATCAGGAGGCTGTGTTCGGTGAACGATTTTACGATGGTGGGAATTCCGCCGACTACCGTTCCGTAGGCGGCGAGGGCTCCCATGGGCGGGTTCGATGG